CATTCAACTTCGACTTAATGCGCAATCCCGTGATACCATTCACTGTTGTACGTTTATCAGTCGTAGCGGCATCGATAGTGGCACCCGAAGCATCGATATAGTCGATGTTGTCGAACAGCTCTTTAAACTCGTTGGTGGTCGGCATACGCCATGGTGCTCCCAGGTTCACACGGGCTGCATCAAACGACGGGCTAATGTGACCGGTCAACGTTGCGCCAGGAGTGTTGGCATAGGGGCCATCGTTGGCAGAGCCAAAGTCATAGTCGAAGGCACTGTTGCTGATTGGGTTGTGTCCCTGAGTGTTACCCCAAGAGAAGAAACTGCACTCATACTGGAACTCAGAAGCAGCGAAATGGTCGGCCTGAGAGAGGTCGATGTTCTTCTTAGCCCAAAGCAATCCGCTTGGCAGACCCATATCCACATACAGCTCATCGTCGCCACCACTCTGTTCGAGACCCATCAGCGATACGATATTGTAGTGTGTGCCATCATACTGAAGCAGGGCTGTCATACCTGGGCGAATAACGCCTGGCTGAAGGGCTGCATCATCGATATACAATGGCTTGGCACCCGTAGAACTGATGTTCAAGGTAGCATCGGCCACCTTCACTGCATTGGTGAAGCGGATAGCCACAAAGCTATTCTTGATCAGCAAGAAATTAGAGATTGTAGCCGTCTTTGCTGCTGTTGTGGCAGCCGTCGAGCAAGTACCCTTGGCAAAACCAGCCTTGGCCATGTCGGAGAAAAGTCCGAGGTTGCCAATCTCGCTGGGCAATGCCTCATACACATTGTTGTTACTGGTGATGGCCAGGATCTTGGCAATGGTTTCACCAGAAGCAAGAGAGGTTTTTGATTTAATCATAATACTATTTTTTAATGAGTTAATAACTATGTACGGATGGCGAATGTCTCACCAAAGGAAAGTTCGATGAGCTCACCACTGTCACGGAACGATACACCGTCGTAAACGCCACGCATGCCTACATTCGGGTCAGGAATGAACTTATGACCGATCTCGCTATAAAGCATCGAGTGAGGTATCTTCACCTCCACGTCGGCACAGCCTACGTTGGTAGGAGCAAGCTGAGATCCCTGTCGGCGTACCTGCCAGTTGCACAAAAGCCAATGGCGCTGCATAGCCAGCGACATATCATCATGCTTAGGCACATGCACCAAGAGACCGAACTTCATACTACCTTCCTCCGGACTCACACGGTTGCCACCATAGCTGACCACCTGCGGCTGGATCTTCGGCCAGCGCCATGCGATGCTTGCCGTAGCCTCATTTGGTTTGTCAGGAGCGGCAGTAGAAGTACCGCTGCCTACACCAATGCGGGCGCGAACCATCAGATTATCCACATAGTCGATATCTATGCGAAGCGTCTTACCATTCTTACCTGACACATACCACAGACAGTTACCATCAATAGTTTTCCACGTCTGGCCCATATTGTCGGAGTAGTCCCAGAACCAAGCCACCTGGTTAGACTTATCGGCATTACCCAGACGGGCTTCAGCCTCGAAGTCGTAAAGGGTCGTCGGTGCATAGAGCGGGAAATGCTTGCGCGTGCGGTCAGACAGAATATTGATAGCCCACTGCTCATCAGCAAAGAGCACAGCGTTTAACGCGATGCTGTCGGAGAGTGTGACGGGCTGGTTATTACGGGGGTCGGTAAAGCGTACATCACAGGTAATGTTGGCACCCGTCAGATGCGTGTAGTTCTTACGGACATAGAGCAAATCATCCACCAGATAGAAGTCAGCCGTCGGATCCTCGCTCATCACCTGCACATCATCGACAAACCAGTAAATCTGAGGAGATAAATCCTCCATCGTTACCTGATTGTCGGGATCCTGCACAGAGTAGTCCATACACAGGCGCAGCGGGCCTTCCTTCTGTGAACCGTCGGTATTCCAGGCTATCGCAGCACTATGGTTTGGTTTCCACTCATTTGCCGTCTGACGATAGAACTGAGTAGTGGAATATCCACCCAGCGCCACAATTTTCCGTGTCGTATTCAACGGACGGAAAATGGTCGAGACGGTCAACGGTTGCGAGTTATTGACTTTCTTCATAGGTCAGCGATTCTGTTTAAGCCGGTTTGTCGCGGGCGATGACATCGTAGGTCAACAGTTCCTCAATCACATACTGCACAATCTCCAACGGCGTGATACTACATGGCTGTCCGTTGGTATCAATACACAAAATACGATTCACGAGAGCCGCGTTATGCGTCTGAGGACTGGCTGGGCCTGTTGCAGCCGCGATAGCCTCACTCAGATCATAATGCAAGTTCCACCACTCGTTATCGGTCACAGCGTGTCCGATATTGTTGGGCTTCTTCGATTCATACAATGCAGGGCCCTGCTGTACGATATCAAGGATATCATACTGCTGGGAAGCACTGTAGGCACCCTTGCTTTTCTGTAAGATTCTTGCGATGTTTAAAGGCATATCATTATCATTTTAAGAGTTTCCACTTGCAGGTGCGGGCGTGAAGGTCAAGTAACCTGTCTCGTAATCCACACCGAATGTACCATTAACAGAGCCGGTCTGCACGAGCATGCCGGTATCATAGTCAACAGACAGCATGAAACTACCGTCGTCGGCCTCCAGTTGGGTCACGCGGTCGCTCAATGCTGCATGTGCGACATTAGTAGCGAACTTGGCCACGGCCAGTACTGACATCTTCTTCAGCAACAGACCAAGTGGACTTAATTTCTTCTTTGCCATAGTTTCTTTCTTTTTGCATTACAGCAAACGACTTTCGGTAGGCGAGGGTGCCAGGATAACAAGGAACACCCTCGCCACCGTCAGTCATTCATCACGGATTACTCGTCCTCGATGGAGTCGTCGCTTACAGCAGGCAGAGTGGTAGTAACCATAGTGCTGTCAGAAGCGTAACCGAACCAGCTACCGATCTCAGCGTCAGAGCAGAGAGCGATGTTCAGCTTGTTCAGGTTCTCCTTGTCCTGAGCGGACATAGCACCGTTAGTACCACCGACACCATCGGTAGAAGGAGTAGCCAGAGCGAGCTTCAGACCAGCAGAGGTCAGAGCCAGACCGTTAGCATTGCTGCTGTCGATCTTGATGGCCAGCTTCTTAGCGCCATCGGTAGAACCAGTGAACTCCAGACCGCCGTTAGCGTCGAGGTCGATGGTGATGACGTTGTTCGTAACGTCGATACCATTACCACCGGTGTAAACGTCGATGAGCTCGCTCAGGTTCACGCTCAGATATTCGTCAGTTGCAGAACCGCTCTTCACGTTGATGGTGAACAGAGCCCAGATACCAGCAGCATTGATAGAAGAAGGAGCCTCGTAAGGTGTAACGGCAGTACCGTTCTCAGATACGATCACCCACTTGCCTTCAAGGGCACCAGTACCGGCTTCGACGGTCACGCGCTTCACAGCTGTTACCAGGAAGTCCTTCGGGATGTTGACCTTACCGATCAGGTTGTCCTGAGTAACCTCAGACTCCGACGTTACACCCTTTGCGAAGATGTAAGTTTTCAGATAGCCACTCTCGGCAGTTCCCTGCTCGATGATGTGAACGGCGTTAGCAGCAACCTGCTCATCCGTGTACGTCTTGGCGACAAAACCAAGTTTTTTGAGGATCAACTCAAGTTCAGATAACTTTTTCTTTGCCATAATGCTTGAAAAATTTGGGGTTAATAAAAAATGTGAACTATTCTGATGGTGCAAGCACCGTTTCAGACTTAATTAGGGTTGCTCCGGACTTTCGGGTGTTTCCGGAGTCTCAGGCGTTTCGGGATTCTCTGGGGTCTCTGAGGTCTCTGGATTTTCAGGAGTCTCAGGATTTTCCGGTGTCTCAGGGTTCTCAGGCGTTTCGGCGTTTTGGTTCTGATTGTCATCACCACCTTCATCGTCGTCATCGCCCGTATCAGGAGCATTACCATCAGGGAAGAAGATATCCTCAATATCCTGTTCGGTCAGTCCGATGTTATTCATTTCGTCAAGACCAGCCAGGACATCCTCAGAGAGATCTTCGCGCTTGATGGTGCCATCCTGAATAGAGTCGCTATTCACGGTGTCCTTTGGAATGGGTACGCCTGGCGTAATGTCAGAACCACCACCACCACCGCTACTCTTGATGGGCTCCACTTCACATGTTACTGGACGCGCATCACAACGTAGGCGATACTGCTGACCACTGGCAGAGCCAGTCAGAGAAAACTCGTTCTTGGTACCAATGGTGAAGGAACGCAGTTTGCGCCAAACATCGTTCTCATCCGCACGGGTATCTACATGAACCAAATTCAGGGCCTCACGGTCGAAGGCCATACTCACTTTGCTGTCGCCTTCGAACACCGTCGAGACAAAACAGGGATAATCGTAAGAGAAATCAAGACTTGTCATATCTTTCCGTTTTAAAATTTCTGCAAGCAAAGTTAGCAAATGACTTCTTCGACTACGTGACAAACTGATTATCGGGGTACGGAAATAATTAGCCAGGAATAGGCAGACACATACCCGACATGGCCGTAAGATGATAGCGGCAACCGATATAAAGCGAGTCGAAAGCATCGGTGCCATCGGTGCGGTATTCCAGTCGTACTGCATCGTCAGCATCCTCGGACAGTTTCTCACCACTCTTACGCTTGCGGAAACCCTTATAGCCGATTTCCACCTCTGCTGTCTGCATGGCCACTATCAGCGCCTCGTTATTCTCGCGGTTGATACGGATAGCGGGATAACTCACACCAGCCAACGACTCATTGATATCGGCATACTTTTTTTCGTGACCGAGAGGCGATCCCATATCCACAGGTCGTACATTCCAACCGTAACGGGTCAATTCATTAATCACCACATCCTTAAAATCCTCCATGCCCTCGATGGCATAGCCCTTGAACTTTGCCGTCGCATCGTAGAAATACACCACCTCCTTACACTTCGACATCTTAGGCTTATAGTAGTGGTTCCAGTCGGCCATCAGCTCACGCAATTTGCGCTCATGTTTGACATACATAGAGGAAAGCACATTGAGGCATTCCTGATTGTCGCGTTTATAGAGTTGGCCCGTAACGACCCAGTTAATATTGGCGTTGTAATCCATGCTGATATACAGAGGGGCAGCATCCACTACATCACCATCGAGCGTACAATCCTTAATGGTCTGGAGGTCGCCAAAGTTAGGTGTCTCGTATTCCTCTTGCTCCATCGTACCACCAACGATGCCCGTCGCCATGCGCTTGGTAAACGAGTTGTCGATAGCCGGACAGTCATCAGGAATATAGCCGTGAATGTTTTCAATATCGAGGTTTGAATAAAAGCCGTCGTTGCTCTTAGCCACCTTCTT